CAAAACAGCAAGAAAGAAGAATAAACGTGCGTAAAGAACTAACAGAATTACAACAAAACTTTTTAAATAATTTATTTGGAGAAGCAAGAGGTAATTATGCTAAAGCCATGCGTCTTGCAGGGTATTCAGAAAACACTAATCCTCATAGTATTATTCAATCATTAAGACAACAAATTATTGAACGTGCTGAATTAGAAATGGCGGCACATGCTCCTAAAGCTGTAATGTCAATGGTAGGTGTTTTAGACGACCCCACAGAGATAGGCACAAGAGAAAAACTATTAGCATCACAACAAATACTTGACAGAGTTGGTTTATCTAAGGTAGAAAAAATAAATGTAGAAACTAACAAACCTGTTGGTTTATTTGTTTTACCTGCGAAGAAAGAAGAAGATGAGTCACTACAGTAGTTTAAAAGGACCGACTGTCCCTTGGGGATATAAACAGTCTGATAAAAATAGTTATGTTTTAGAACCTATTGAAGAGCAGTTGGACGCTCTGGAACAGGCAGAACAATATTTAAAACAATCATCTTACAAAGAAGTAGCTAGATGGTTAACAGATTATACAGGAAGAAAGATTACTTCTATGGGTCTGTGGAAACGTGTAAAGAAAGACAGAGCCAACAGAAGAAGAGATGGTCAACAAAAACGCTATACCTCCTCGTACGAAGCTGAAAGCAACGTCGAAGTCTAAAAGCAAACGAGGAATAAAAGTTAGGTCTGCTAAGATGAAGTTGCGTCATACGCAACGACAGTTGCAAAATCTAACAAAAGATGATATAATTCAGGATGAAGCATATTTTAAACCAGATGCTACATCAACAAGTGAGCAACCGGAACAGGAAATATTATTTAAACCTAACCCCGGTCCACAAACAGAATTTTTAGCTGCACCTGAAAGAGAAGTATTATATGGTGGGGCAGCTGGAGGGGGCAAGACTTATAGTTTAATTATTGACCCTTTACGTTATTGTGGTAACGGTGCAACAAATGCATTGATACTCAGACGTACAAATGATGAACTAAGAGAGATTATACATAAATCTCAAGAAATATATCCAAGGGCTTTTCCGGGTGCTAAATGGCAAGAACGAAAAAGTCAATGGACGTTTCCTTCGGGAGCACGTGTATGGATGACTTATTTGGAGCAAGAAAAAGATGTTTTACGTTATCAAGGTCAGGCTTTTACATATATTGGTTTTGATGAATTAACGCAGTATCCGACACCTTATGCTTGGGATTATTTACGCTCACGTCTTAGAACGGCAGATGCCTCGTTACCAGTCTACATGCGAGGCACAACAAACCCCGGAGGTCCGGGACACAGTTGGGTTAAAAAAATGTTTATTGACCCCTCTGTACCTAATAAAGCATTTTGGGCAACAGATATTTCAACGGGTGATACACTTAGATACCCAAAAGCCCATAGCAAAGCAGGAATGCCCCTTTTTAAAAGAAGGTTCATACCGGCAAGATTACTTGATAATCCATACTTGTATAACGCAGGGGATTATGAAGCCATGTTGCTCTCTTTACCAGAGACGCAACGTAAACAGTTATTAGAAGGGAGTTGGGATGTTGCAGAAGGTGCAGCGTTTGCTGAGTTTAATAGGAAATTCCATGTGGTGGACGATTATGCAATTCCAGCTAGTTGGAGAAGGTTTCGTTCATGCGATTACGGCTATTCTTCGTACAGTGGAGTATTATGGTTTGCAGTTAATCCGGCTAATGAGCAGCTTATTGTATACCGTGAGTTATACGTGTCTAAGTATACCGCGAAAGATTTGGCGTATCTTGTCTTGGAGAAAGAAATAGATGATGGGCAGATTAGCTATGGTGTATTGGATAGCTCTTGCTGGCATAAACGAGGAGATACAGGACCGTCACTAGCAGAACAGATGATTGCTACTGGTTGTAGATGGCGACCTTCTGACAGAAGCAGAGGGTCACGTGTTGCAGGTAAAAACGAAATACATAGACGCCTGCAAGTAGATGAAGAGACAGAAGAAGCAGGTCTCGTAATATTTAGTTCGTGCACTAATTTAATTGCACAACTACCAACATTACCTCTTGATAAAACAAACAAAGAGGATGTTGATACAAAAGCAGAAGACCATTTATATGACTCTTTACGTTATGGAGTTATGTCAAGACCAAGGTCACAATCAATATTTGATTACAACCCTGAGAAGACAATGCAAAAATGGCAACCTGCAGATAACATATTTGGATATTAATTATGGCAGAAGAAGATGAAAATATTGAATCTATGGTGTTTGCACCAAAGTCTCCAAAAGAAGAATTAGCAGCTTACGTAAAAGATAAATTTGATTCAGCTGAAGATTCTAGACGATATGATGAAGAGCGTTGGTTAAATGCTTATAGACAATATAGAGGTCTTTATAGTACAGACATGCAGTTTACTGAAACTGAAAGGTCTAAAGTATTTATTAAGATAACTAAAACAAAAGTGCTTGCAGCATACGGACAAATAATTGATGTATTATTTGCAGGACAACGATTTCCTTTAGGAGTCGACCCGACAAGGATACCTGATGGTGTTACAGAAGCTGTACACTTTGACCCTAAAGACCCTGAAAATGCCATGGAAGAGTTAAAAAATGTTTATGGCTTTCCGGGAGATGGCAAAGATTTAAGCCCCGGTGCAACAAAAGAGTCTTTAGAAAAAGAATTAGAACTTGGTGCTTTTGAAGATACATTAGAACCTATACGTAATAAATTAAATCTAGGTGCTGGCAAAACAGCTACATCTCAAACATTTTATCCTGCTCAAAAAGCTGCTAAAAGAATGGAAAAGAAAATTCTTGACCAGTTGGAAGAATCAAGTGCATCTAAACATTTACGTAATGTAGCGTTTGAAATGGCTCTTTTTGGTACAGGCATATTAAAAGGACCATTTGCTTTTGATAAAGAGTTAGCTAATTGGGATGAAGAAGGTAATTACAGTCCAGAAAGTAAAACTGTCCCTAAAGTTGAGGCAGTATCTATATGGAATTTTTATCCTGATTATGATGCGAATAATATGTCAGAGGTAGAGTATGTTATTCAACGACATAAAATGAGCCACTCTGAATTAAGAAGTTTAAAAAACAGACCTTATTTTAATACAGATGCAATTAATGAGTGTATTGAAATGGGATATAATTATACTCGTAAATGGTGGGAAACAGACCTACGAGATAATGAAACACAATATGATGTTGACAGATTTGAAATATTAGAGTTTTGGGGCAACATAGATAAAAGTTTAGCAGAAGAAGCTGGACTTGATGTACCAAACGAATTACAAGATGTTGATACATTACAAGTAAATATTTGGGTATGTAACAATCAAATACTACGCATGGTTATTAATCCTTTTAGCCCAAAAAGAATACCTTACTTTGCTACACCTTATGAAACAAATCCATACTCATTTTTTGGTGTAGGACTTGCTGAAAATATGACAGACTCACAAACGCTCATGAATGGCTTTATGAGAATGGCTGTTGATAATGCTGTATTATCAGGCAATCTAGTGTTTGAAATAGATGAAACTAATTTAGTTCCGGGACAAGACTTACAGGTATATCCCGGCAAAGTATTTAGAAGACAAGGTGGAGCACCCGGTCAAGCTCTGTTCGGAACTAAATACCCTAACGTCAGCCAAGAGAATATGATGATGTTTGATAAAGCACGTGTGTTAGCAGATGATGCCACAGGCATACCATCTTACTCACATGGACAAACAGGCGTAGCAGGTACAGGAAGAACAGCAGCTGGTATAAGTATGTTGATGGGTGCGGCACAGTTATCTATAAAGAGTGTAGTAAAAAATTTAGATGATTATTTATTACAACCTTTAGGGGAAGCATTGTTTGCATTTAATATGCAGTTTGATTTTGACCCTGAAGCACGTGGTGATTTAGAAGTTAAAGCACGTGGCACAGAAAGTCTAATGAAGAATGAAGTTAGAAGTCAAAGACTGTTACAACTATTACAAATTGGTAACAACCCTGCTGTAGCACCATATCTAAAGATACCAGTTATATTAAGAGAACTAGGTGCAGCCATGGACCTTGATGCAGAAAAGTTAATTAATGACGAACGTGAAGCTTTTGTACAAGCAGAAA